GAAATGCCACAGTCGGCGGCAATTTAACTGTAAATGGCACAGTTACTACAATTTCCACTGAAACAATCAATTTAGCAGATAACATTGTTATTCTTAATAGCAATGCCACAGGAGCTGCCAGTGAAAATGCAGGCTTTGAAATTGAACGAGGTGATGATGCTAATGTTTCTTTACGTTGGAATGAAACCAGTGATAATTGGGAATTAACAACCAATGGAACTAACTACTATGGAATTTTAACTACTAATAGTAGTATAACAACGGGACAGTTACCAACCATTACAAGTTTAGGCACAGTTACTTCAGGAACATGGACTGCTACAAATATAGCATTATTATATGGCGGAACTGGTGCAAGTACCGCGCCAGCGGCCAGAACCAATCTAGGAATTGACGATATGACCGTTGATGGCGGCACATATTAAGCAAAAAAGATAAATAAAGTATACAGGAGATAACATATGGCAGTTTTACCAGCAACGGGTACAGAAATTGTAATGGGACGAGTTAAGGCAGCATACTCAAACGTAGCAGCCGGAGCCGGACAGAACATTTCATTAAGTGGAACATTAGGCGGATTTATTGGCCAAGGCGCAGGAACTTCAATTACATTAAGTTCTACATTTGGCGGCCGTACTATTCCATACGCATACTAAACTAAGAATAGCTTATATAAATACCTTGAACAACATTCGAGGTATTTTTTTATGGCCACAAAAAAGACAACTAAAGCAACAGTAGAAGAAACTAATCCGTTGCAATCAATATTTGATATTTGTCCCTATCCTATATTCAGCGATTTTGAAAGACAGAATTTCCAAAATCAAACAGGTACAGCATATGCTAGATATGTTATAGAGACTATTAATAGACTTAGAAAAATCGACAGTGATTTAGAAACTGAAGACAGAACATTTGAAAAAAATTGTTTAATAGCTGAAAAAGAAAAACTTCAAGCCTTCCTTGAAGGTGAAGATCAAAAACAATTAGAGTCTGCAATTACTAATTGGGAATTTGTAGAAAAAGAATATTGGTCCAACTTCTTAGGTAAGCAAGCCGCTGTTGAAATTTTAACTTTAGGCAAGCCGTCATTCGAAACTATGAACAAGATGGTTAAACTTCCAGAAGATTTATATATCAAATCTACACAAACTTGTGTTAGACTTGCAAATGCAATTAAATCTGCAACAGAACGTGCAGAAGAAGAATTGGGTTATGCTCCGCAAGTAGAAAAAGGCCCACGTAAATTAGCACTTAAAAAAGTTAAATGAATTTTACCTACGAAAAATATGCCGATGTTAAATTGGCAATTTGTATCCCTGCCAGGGATATGATGCACACCGCAACAACGTTTGCATTGTGGAATCTTTGTGCTTACTTAAAAAATGTTGGAGTAACAAGTTCATTGTTTATTAGTCCAGGAACTTTAATAGCCAATCAAAGACACGAGTTAGTTAAAAGTGCTCAAGCCTGGGAAGCAACCCATGTTATGTTTATTGACAGTGACATAACATTTGATCCTTTACATGTTTTACGTTTATTAGATTTTGACGAAGCCATAGTAGGCGCCGCTTATAGTAAAAGAGTCGAACCGTTAATTGTAACAGCATGGACTGAAATCGATAATTGGGATTCATGGGTAGATCCTACTGAACAAACAGAAAGCCATATTAAAATACAAGCAATGGGCCTGGGATTCTGTCTTATTAAGATGGTAGTTTTTGAAGAACTTGAATTACCTTGGTTTCAGCTAGGTTATCATAACGGACAATATACAGGCGAAGACATTGAATTTTTTAGAAAATGCAACGACAACGAAATTGATATATGGTTAGACGTTGCTACTACCTGTGAATTAGGACATGTAGGAATTAAAAATTATAAAGTCGACGACGATATTGTTGTAGACCTAGAAACTTAACTAGCCACTTATTGAGTCTGATTAGATTGTAATCTGTGGTTAATGTAGAATCATCACAGGATGATTCTTTTTGAACTTTCAAATCTTTTTCGATTAGCTCGATAATCAAATCTAAGGTAGTATCAGTCATTAATGATACTAATAACGGATGATCTTCTAATTCCATGTTAAGAAGATGCACGGTCTGCAAGTACCATCTTTCTACATAACATACTTCTTGCTTGAACAGACTGTTTAATAAAGGATTGTCTAAACGACGATCCCAACAATGATATAAATCAACGCTTTTAATTCGCTGTAATTTTATCTTTTTCGGGAATGGTATTATCTCTGCTGACATTCTTCTTATCAATCCAACTATAGAAGTTTTTAAATTTTTTGATTAGTCTGCTGGAACTGATCATTTGTCTTGCTTTTGGGTGTAATGGACTGGGCAAATTATCTATATCAGTCCATGCATAACCTGCACTTTCCCAATTAAGTTCCGGAATAAATTCTTTGTTTACTAATACTACAAAGGTATCGTATATAAAGTCTTTACTACGGCTTTGGTATCTATGTAAAGGAATTATTTTTTTAATTTTAGTTAGTTGAAGCTCTTCCTGCAATTCACGTTTAAGGCCGTCAATTTCAGATTCGCCGTCGTCTACCTTACCACCAGCAAAGGTCCATGTGTTGGGATAGCTTTCTTGTGGACTACGCAATACTGTCATTACCTTGCCGGTATGTTCACTGACTATAATAGCCCCTACGCCTCTAAACTGTTTCAAAGATAAAGTCTCCACCATCCGTTTTGATAAGTGCCTTCAAATACACTTATCCATTGACCTGCTCGCCATTCATACAACAAGTTAGTTGTTGTATTTAACACTATGGCTTCAGTATTAGCAGACGAATCAAAACTTACAGTCCAGTGACTGCCGTTGTATTCTATAACATCATTTGCTTTAGCAGTAGTTACACCCCAGTAATTATTATTAGGAACATCTTCTAAAACTAAGTAGCGTTGACCCGTAGCACTTGCAGGTAAATTTTTTCCAGGCGCAACTCTACTAGGATTAATAATAGCAGTAATGGCGGCTAAACTAGCACCGGGCAAACTATCTTGATCTACATCTATAACAGCGACATTTAGATTAACTGAATCTAATTCTGTTATAACAGCAACAATATCGTTGTTAGGATCACTGGGATCATTGCCTCTACGCAAACGCAAATTACTAATGCCTAAACTTAATTCTCCAAATGGTCTTAATAATGTTTCCCATGATAGTAAGTTTCCGTCATTGTCAGTTGTGCCTCCTGCTTTATTTAAAAGAGTAGCACGATCGCCTTCTATTCTAACTTGTAATTTTAGATTTTCAAAAGTAACAACAACCCATTGTTTATTTGGCATAGGATCATCTGCTACCCAGTCTAGTTGTTCTTCGTTTTTTAATTTTTTAATTTCATTTAAAATTGTATGTATAAGAGTTTGGCGTTTAACTTTGGCAGGAGGATTAATTAATATAGGTAAGTTAAAGTTTAATGCCGCAACATCAATTATATCATCAGTGCCCTGCGGAACTTGACGCACACTCCATACTACGTTGACTAGTTCAGTGTAGGTTAAGTTACTCCAATCAAATGGATTGTCGTTGGATTTTAAGTTAATGCTGGGATTAAATAGTACCAGCATTTGTTCTAACAGTTGTAGCTTTTGATCAGTGTTACTGGTCCATATATCTACTTGCACAGTTAGATCATACGGTACCGGCATGTAGCGTTCTACTGTATAAGTATTACCTACTTCACCTTCTATGTATTGACCAGTTTCAGGATCAATTTTCTTTTCGTAGACTTGAACCTTGCTGACATGAGTGGGATTGTTTCTGCGTTCTGCACTGATCTGTAAGTCAGTGACATACACACTGATAAACGGTACGGTGTTCATCATGTTCTCACTTTGGTTCTTAAGAACGTGAGCCGCCATGCGATTAATATCACCATAGCGTACAGGGACTTGAATATAACTTTCGTTGCCGTCTCTATCCTTGCCGGTTTTTACACTAAACCCTCCTAATATACGCATAAATTGGGCTAAGTATCTTCTTATTTGTTCATCGTAAAAATATTGTTGCATAATTAAAAATCTGATTTAGGTAGTACTACTTGACTTAGTGCTTGACGTTCCGGGAACTCTTTATTATCTACCACAGTGGTAGCAGTATTATTAATAAAGCTGGCAGCATTTATAACCTTGTCTTTTAAGTCAACTGGTCCATTGGCAGTTTGCATACGCTGCCATCTTGTTCCACGATACGCAAATAATACTGCTGGAGTATAATCTGTGCGTAAAAAGAAATCTCCCTGCTTTGGAGTCAGCGGGAAACTTAATCCAGACTCAACAGCTT